AATAACAATGCTCTGTCAGTGCTGAAAGAGTTGTCCTCAAGAATATTGAAGCCAAATCTCTTCTGAGCAATTTGACCACCGATTACTGGTAAGTCGTTTCCAACATAATCACCGCTTGTTAAAGTTTGTGCGTTCAACAAGTCTCCGTGATAAGATGGATCAACTAAACAGAACCAACCTTTTGATGTATCCCATTTAGCTTGTCCTGCTAAGATTCTAGCAGCACTCAATTGAGATGCGTTAAAATCAGTAACAGAGTTGATCAAATGATCAGGAGCAGAAGTAGAAGGAGAAACTAATGATTTCAAATATTCATTAATTTGCTGTTCTACAGCGTACATTAAAGAATTTCTGATTTCAGAATCTTGCGCTCCAATTTGTGATTGCAACATAACCAAATCTTCCATTTCGAATGAAGCAACTGCTCTTTTGTTAGCAGTAACATCTACATAAGAAGTAGAAAGAAGTTGAGAGTTGAAAGAGTCAGCATCAGTGCCAGCAGTTCTTAATTCACCAGTTGGTGCATTAATTTGTGACACACGAACTCTATCTCCTAATTGCTTAATCTCGCCGCTGTAGTCTTTGTTAACTAAAGCACCAAGTAATAGGCGTTGACGTAATTCTTTCATAAAAATCGGTGCCCAGTATTTGTTCACCTGATTTGTTACATCTGATAATAAAGTAGAACTCATAGTTTTATCCTTTCAAAGTTATGAATTTAACACGTCTTTTAAACGTGCCTTTTGATCTTTAAGTGGTAATTTTAACCACTCTTCGTAAGTGAGTTTTACACCGTTGCCTTGCGCAGCATGATTTGGCATTTGAATGTTGCTAGGTTTTTTCACAATCGCACTATACGTTTGTTCAAATTCCTTTGCATACTTCTCGACACTTAATTGATCAGGCATTTGAGTTGTCGGATCAATTGGAATCTTCGATAAATCAAATAATCCAAAATACTGCTTATCAACTTGCCCAGATAATTTGCCAAGAACAGCGTCTAGTTTCACAGAATTATTTAGAACTTCTTCGACATGAGCTGCTTTTGCTTTCGCTTCTGCAATCTCTTTATCTCGCATTTCTAATAACGCTTTAAGGTTGCCTTCCTCTTTTAGTTTAGCTTCCTCAATTGCCTTTAGCTTAGCTTGCGCATCAGCCAATTCTGCGTCCCTTTTCTTTTTCTCAGCAAGAAGTTTCACATGCGTTTCATACGCTACTGTGTCTTTCTTTTTCTCATCTGTTTGATTGATTTCGGCTGAACCGCCACTGGCTGCGTTCTGGTTGCTTCCACTGGAAGCTTGATCACTGTTCGACATTATTTTCTCCGATCTTTATACTTTTACAAGTATTTTGTTAATAATCTCAAGATATCGGCAACGAATGCCTGTAATTGCTTAAGCGACTGCGTATCCAAGTTATTAAAAGGCCGTCCACCTTCTTCAACATATCCTTTTACTTTTTTGTTTCTATCGCCTTGTGCCGATATTGTTACTTTACCAGTGGACACTATAGCTTTAAGAGAGTCAAGCAGCTCCCCTGTTAAAGTAAGATTTGAAGTGCTAGGAGATGTTCTTGAATGTAGTTTTACATTCTTACTAGCACGATGTTTTATATATGGTTTTGATAGTTTCTTTAATTTTTGCTTTGGCTTAATATCATCACTATTATCCTGTACTCCATACCCTGCAACTGTCCTATCAAATACAAGCTTCTTAGCTTTATCGCCTATTTGCTGCATTATCTCAGGAGATGCAAGTTTCTTTAACGCTTGCTTTAATCTATTTTCAAAATCATCAAATTCTTTTTTAGACATTATTTAAATTTAACCCTGCTTCTAATAAATGATAATGATTCCTCAGATATTATTTCCTCAGCTGTTTGCCGTGTAACATTTACTCCTGCACGCTCAATAGCCGCTAATGCTTCTTTTTCCTCTACTCCATATTGTTGTAGTATTCTTCTTTTCTGATCGTCATTTATTTCTAAAAATGGTCTAGCTTTATCTGGATTCGCACTAGGCTGTCCGTATGATCCGATTTGATTCCCTTCAACCTTCCCTGCCACTTCATCACTTTTTTTATATCCTATCACTAGCTTCCCATCTGAATCTTTTATCAATCTCATAGCCTCTAGCATTTTTCCTGTAAGAGTAAGATCAACATCGCCTACTTTTACACCTTTGAATTTTGCATATGCTTTTTCATATTTAGGATACTTATCTCCATTGTCAGGATTATGCCCAGACGTAGCCTGTTCACGCATGTAATCGATAATATCAGATGCAATCATTCTACGTTCCTCTTTAGAATATCCCTTTGGAATCGTAATAATTGTCTGAATGTTTTTAGTTTTTACACCCATTTAGAAAAATATTTTTCCCATTAATATACCGATAATTAATCCAATTAAAAACGCTGATGTAATTCTATCATTGTTCATAATTCTCTACCTCTACTGTTTGATCTTCTGGCTGCTCTGGCATTTCAACATCCTGTCCGTTTTCTTCCATTGCATCTTCTAGCATATCGTCAATTTCATCTTCTGATTTATCTGGATACATTTCCTGTAGTGCCTGTTCCTTAGAAATAAATCCACCTTGATATTTCTTAATAGCATTATCAATAACGGCTGTTTCATCTACAATTGGCTTTTGCTCTGGGAATGTAACAGTAACAGATTGACCTATAGCAAATGGTACTTTTAATTCAAATGATGGATCTTGTATCCATACAGGGTGCATATAATTAATAATTAAATCCCAGAATTTTTCCTCTGCTTCTTTAAAATATATTGTCTGCTCCTGTCTATCCTCAGCTGTATCCATTTCATCAATTGCTTTTGCAATCCCACTGGACGCATTTTCAACTTTTAATGTTGCAATCCCTGCCGATTTAATATTCTTAGTCTGCATCCATAATGTTATTTGTGATGCGATAAAATCTAGCACTTGTGTAATATCGACCTGCGGTTTAATCGTTCCTATTTGTGGATTCTTTCCAGATGATTCATCTGATTTCAATGACCAAAATGCATTCGGTGACATTTCTATGTTTTCGAAATTAACATCAACTCCATAGATCACACTAAATGACTGATACATCACGGCGTAGTTTAGGTCAGATAATAAAATAGGAATCAATTTCGTCATCTTGAGCGTATCAGTATCGATAGTAGGAATAATCCTATGATGAGAGCGATTGACATAAACAAAAGGAATCTTTCCATAAATATTTATCCCTTCTTGGTTATTACCCATTAATTCTTTTAATACATCGCCTTTTTCATTTATTATTAGAAATTCAGTATCAGTGTAAGCGTAGATAACTTTTTCTTCTGTTCCATTTACTTTTCTTTTTCCCATGTATTTTAAAATATGCGTAGGACACATAGGATCGACTGGATTATTCGAATATACAAAGAATCTATCAGATGGAACAACTCTAGCCTGAGGCTTTCCGTTATAAATGTATGGCTCAATCAATGTATTTTTAAATAGATTAAAAAATCTATCTCCCATATTAAATACATTATTCGGTTGCATGTAATCGTTGTACATTTTAAATAATGCCTTATCTGCTTCTGATTCAACGCCTAATGATCTAATCGGTGGTTTGGAATAAATTTTAGAAAGCTTATCAACGATGCGTTTTAAAATATTCACAGGGCTAACTCTAGATTGAATTGCCATGTATGATTGAGGAGATAATGAGGCTTTTAAATCCTGCAATACATAAGTTAATAAATCACCTTCATAAATATCGAAAAGAATTTCATTATGTGCAAGTGTATCTTTATTACTTTGCGCTAATTCTAGTACGTCCTTAATTTCATTTTTCAGCATCATAACCTCGTCGTCGATTGACTTCTGTTTTTATGTATATGCACCCAGTTTATCATATAGCCTATTCCAGTGGTTATATGTTGGAAATGCTTTGAATCATCCTCTACATAATGACCGCCACTCTTTAATTTTACAAGTCTAAAACCTTCGTCGGCAGTCGGAGCATCTTTATAAACATATAATCGTCGTTTTCCTTCCGAATTACAAATATATCCATTAGCTAAGTTATGCCTAGTTCTTATCGGAGGATTTGCCGCAGGTACATTCATTTCGTATTTATATCCGTTCCTATCTAAAAATTCCTTAATGATAGAATAGTCAGTTTGCTTTGAGCGTGTATCCCTGTTCGCTCCTGCCGCATCACCATGAATGATAATGAGTTGATTTTTAGGAAGTAGATTTCGATTATGTAAGTCCTCCATTATTTGCTCCGTTCTAGCCGAATGAATCACGGATTGATTGTAGATATGGAATGTATCATCTTTATACTGAGCAACAGCACAGGACATTGGCTTCCCTTCACCTATGTTAAAGTCAAAGCATAATCTCACAGGCATTGATTCATCGACCTTATATGATTCTTTAATAAAATTATAATTTCTATCGTATTGGTAGTAGATAACTTCCCCTGCTATCTCGATCCATTTTCCATAGATCATGCGCTCTACCATTTTAGGATCAAGGTCTTCTTTTAATTGCCTGATATATTCTGGTGGAAGAAATGGATTTTCGCTAGTAAGTGAATAATACACATGTCGAGTTGGCTCTTCTGATTCTATAAAATATTTATAAGCCCAGTGAGCAGGAGAATCTGGATTCGTTGCAGAAATCCAAAGCTTCTCAGGTACGTTTGGCAATCTACCTACACGCATTTTTAATTCCATAATAGCTTCACGATCCTGATCATCATTTTCTGTTAATTCCTCTACAACTAGCATGGATAATTCTAGTGATCGTCCCTTCTTTGCTTTTCTATCTGCCCACGATCTTGAAATTATTTCTGATCCATTATTAAATTCTATTTTTGCAGTAGAATCATTTGCCTTATAATGTACACCTTCCGTCAGAGCACCTTCTAAATGTTTTTTAATTTTCCCATAAATAGTATCCTTCAAATCTGGCATTGCTCTACGGCCTAAGCAAACTCTAGCTCCTGCATACTTCATACAATGAGTAATAACCAGGTGAGCGAGTAAAAGAGATTTTGAACTACCTACTGATCCAGATAGTAGGATTTCGTGCGCACCCTGCTTATAATTATATGTATTATTAATATCGTAAATTACTTCGTATTGAGTTGGAATGAGAGTCGGATCAAATTCATTAAGATTCGGCGTATCCTTCATCAGTGCTAGACTCTTCGCTGCCTTCAATCTCTTTTGCCAACTTAATTTGTTTTCTAAGTTCATCTGGTGTTCCTTGTAGTGCGTATTTCAACTGCACAACATTAGATGTTTGAGTAATGGTTTGTTGATCTGATTGTCCTAACATGTTTTTACCTAAAAATATTAACAGCGGAACATTCCCTTCCATAGCCATTTGAAGCTGCTTCATGCGCAATCGTACACGCATTCCTGCTTTCTTTTTTTCTGCATATTCCGCAAAACCACACTTGTAATTACGTTTAATAAATCTTTCGATTGTATCAACTGAGCAGTTAAGTTGATCAGCGCATTCGATTGCAGTGGCACCATAGGTAAGCATACCATCTAGTTTCCCTGCATCAATTTTAATTCTAGGACGGCCGCCTTTATTTATTTCTTCACTCACGCCTTATATCTTTCGGTAATTGTTTATAAAATATAAATACACACCGCACAACTCTGCATCGTCGGCAGAATTTTAACTGCCGACTCGTCCGTGAGTCTTTGTCACAGTGCGCTAGGCTTAGCGAATAGACCTAAACCTAATGCGGTGCTAATTTCAATTAAGACAGCGTTTTGAATAAAAGTATAGTGATTTGTAAAAAAAATTGAAATTTAGAGCATTTTTGTTTGAATAAGTAGTATTTTAATACCGCTTTAGATATGCTTTTTACATGAAATTAACATTCAAGATTGAGCCATATCCAAAACGCACAGCACAAATTGTAAGCCGAGGCAGATTTCCTCATGCCGTCAAAAATGAAAAGACTAGAGTATTTGAGGAATCAATCCGGATATTAGCAAAATCAATGTTCAAAGGGGAAATGTTTAGGGATGCGATATCCGTAAAGGTTACTTTCTTTTTATCAAAGCCAAAGAGCTGCTCAAAGAGAGTATTCCCAAATGTAAAGCCTGATATCGATAATTTTTGTAAAAGCTTCTTAGATGGCTGTAATGGAGTCATCTGGGAGGATGATTCTTTGATTTGCGAATTAATAGCCCGAAAGGAATATTCTACCTATGGTGGATTTATCGTTTTAGAAGTACAACCGATAGAGAGTTTGCTGTATCCTGCCTTGTGGGCTAACGATCAGTGAGTCCTCCCACCAAAACATTGACGTTAGCCCTTAGTTCTAGTTTAATTTTCTCATGACATGGAATTACTACACTACAAATGGATTGCGACATATTGGAATATCAAATCACACTGAGGATTTGAGCGCATGGCATGGAACTAAAAGAAACGGAACTCTTAAAGCGTATTGTAAATCTAAACACTGTAATTCAAGCGATACTGGAAAGCGTGAAATTAAACATTACGAAGACGATGAGACGTGTCCGCATTGTGGAAATTATTTATTCTTTGAAAAGAAGTAATCATTTCTCACCAAAATATTTATCTAAAATCTTAAAAGGTTTATCTGGATTAATATCTGCTCCGATATATATGCAATCAATTATATCCTTCGCATCAATAGCAAACTCCACAACTTCCTTAAACTGCTCCATAGTAATCACATCATACACAAGATTATCGTGACCTGTTAATTCAGCACTCTTTGTGTCCTCGCATATCTTTAATAACTGGGTGAGTGTTTTTTGTGTGAGCATTATTTATTTTTCGATTCTTGTCTAATGAATTTAAGCATATTTTCCACTGTCTCAAAAACATATTCATTGTAATTTCGTTTAACAATAAAACCATTTGCTACTTTTCTAATTTCAAAATCTGAACTACTTTGAGTATAGTTTGTTATTATAACATTAGTTGTCGGATAATTATAATGCCAATATCCACTGCAAGTAGGCAATCCACAGGTGCATGAAACAGTAGTGCCTCCTATAAATGTCCCAGAAATTGTCGAACCACTTTGTAATGTATTTATGTAATCCATTTTCACTTCTCCTTTGTTAATTCTGCTATTTTATCTAAGGCTTGTTTTGCATGAATAGGAAAGCTATATCCTTGTCCAGATTCATATATTTTTAACGCTTCCTTGCATACCTCAACTATTTGCTTAAGCTCGGTGATTTGTTTGTCTTTATCATCACAAGTGGCGCATGAAATAATTTTTACACCGTCTTTATTTCTAATTTCTATTTTGCCTTTATTCATTTCTTTTAACATAGCGTCTATGTCTACGCCGTCCACTTCAAAGATCATTGTTCACCGTCCTTTGATAAAAGTTAGCCGCCGTAGCCGTTGCCGTCGC